GCTTCTAGCAACTATCCCAGCTTTACTTGTCTTGGTCCCACAACCAAGGCTCAATTGCTTTTGGGCTACTCTTGAAAGGAGCTACCTTGACTAAAGTCTTATCAATTCCCTTGTGATGGAAGTTAACACAGAGAGCAGCTGTCAATTTCAGGAAATAATTTTCCACCTAGACATAATCTTTTACAGCATTCTACCCTGGTGCACTTGGGAAATAATAGAATCCATTAAAAAAATGTGGTCTGTAATTAATGTCACATGTCTATTGACCTCTGCCCACTTGGAAGGTTATGTGGGATCCTATTTGTGGAGCTTCAGCATCTGTGCAAAACAGTATGGAGTGACATTCCTGCTCAGACAGTTCTTGGGGAGGAGTTGTTGTGAAGAAATAATCTGCAGAATATTAACTCTTCGAGATTATGCCCCCTCCCTTAAGTCCATTCCAGATAAATTTCCCCTTAACTATTCTGGCAAGGTAAGTTTAGTAAGCTTCCTAGCAAAGATAATAATCAGAATGGCTCATACTGTCTACATGTCTTCCATGTAGCTTATCCATCCTCCTTAGCTGATGGTTGTATAACAGGACTGGGTTACCTTTAGAACCGAGAACTTCATTGACTCTGTAGGGGTCTTCACAATTCTCTCTAACATGTGCCAAAAACTATGGGTCATGGATTGGTCTATACTTAGTACCATGCTTGTAGATACAGTCATTGCACCTAAACAATTCCTCCATGACTCTAAGCTCTTTGGACATACTGTTGACTAGATCAAGCATAAAATGGAATACAAAGTCCTGCTGCATATTCTGCTAGAGTAGTAGGGTTTTCTAGTATATTTGTTACTTTTGTACCCCAAGTATATCTCTTATAAATATCAGACAACCTAGTCTGAAGGCTTTCACTGTGTAATTCACATTGGAGTGAATGCTCAAAGAGCATTGACAATACCAATGGCCATAAAAATCATAAAGACCACGATGTTAACAGTGGTCTAGATAATTATTCTGGACTTTAGATGGTGGGTTCTTAGTAAGTTATGCTACTAACGACCCCACTGATTTCTCATCCCTGGTTCGAGCAGAACTCGATCCAGAGGTACTACACAAGCTTTAGGTGTCAGTCCTCGGACTTACTTCCTTAAGTTGTG